GACATATCCCGCTCTCCAAAGGTTCGACCAGAGATTCAACCTACGTTCTTGTTCCTCTGGAGAGACTGAATTAATTCTAACAATATTTACATAATGTCCGTTAATGTCTCTTGGTTTAATAGATGCGTCTAAAGTTCCTGCTTCAGTCTTTCCGAAAACGGTTACCTTATCGCTTATTACATTTTCTACTATGGATAAAACAAGTTCACCTTTGTCCTGTAATCCACGTTCCATAGATTCTTTTACAGCGCCAAAGTTCAGCGACGCAATTCCAGCAAGTACAGCGGTATGATAACCTGATGCTGCTCCTGATGGTCTTTGCCCCCTAGCTACGCTAGGGACAGTTGCACTTTCAATCGCTTCATCCAAAAATTGTTTTGCTACACCAATT